CATACACCAGCTTGATTAGTTCTCATAATACCTGTTGGCATGCCACCAGCAGCTTTTTTATTCTTTTCGTATTCTTTAAGCAGCTCCATAAGCTTTTCCATTCTATTAGCTTTTTTCTTTAGCTCATAGTTTTTAACTTCACCTCTTGCTAATCCAGGCATAGTCTCCTCTAATTCTTTTTCAGTCATAAATTTAACACTATCTTTTAAACCTATACGACCACCATCAGCTTTTTTATTCATTAAATATTCGTTTTGTAATTGAATTCTATATTTATCACCATAAAATTCTGGAGGCAGTTCACCAGTTTTTTTCATGTACTCATTTTCATAGTCTCTAACTTTTTGATCTATTATTTTAGATATGTCTGCATTCTCAGACAAAACTCCAAAGGTTCCAGAAACCTCACCACTACCTTTGTTGAAACCAACTCTACCACCTGTTGCATATTTATTAATTTCTACAAATTCTTGTATCTCTGTTTCGTCTGCGTCTGGATTTAATTTAGTATAATAATCTCTTAAATATTTTGATACCGCCACTTTGTCTTGAGTAATGGCTTTCACTTCATCGCCGCTAAATCCATCTGCTAATAATAAACTTACGAGACCACCACCTACTCCTAGCTTAGTTCCCGTTCCAGCACCTGAAAACTTGTCTATAAGACTACTAAATAAGCCACCTTGTTTTGCACCTCCACTGCCTGGTCCTACCATTCCAAATAATTTCGTTCCTAGTGGAGTCTTACTAAGACCAGCAAAAGGCCCCATACCTGCTAATCCAAAACCACCAGCTAATAATAAACCTTTACCGACAGGGGATTTAATAAGATTTTTAACACCTTTACCTATACTTTTTACTAGGCTTCCTAATCCGTATAATTGTCTGGGTTGTTGCATTCGTGATATTGCCATAATTTTGTCTAATTTAAAGTTAAGGGCAGGCGTACTAATCCTGAAATATCACACTTTATTTGATTTTTTTACTATCGTCAACAGGTTTTAAGTTATCAAAAAATCTACCAGAATATTGGTATTCTCCTACATGGCTTATGTAATCCATTATATAAATGTATAGTTTACCACCCATGTCTGTCCACCTTTGACAAAAACCAAAATCTTCACCAAAACAACGTTTAGTTTCTGGGTCGTGGATTGTATCAAAAAAGTTATAAAAATTTTGTTTTTTAACCTCTTTACCATTTATATTAGTTGGTTGAAATATCTCTAGCTCAGGGTAATGTTTTATCATCTTCTCTAACGTAGTTCTTTTAATTAACATACAGCCTGTAGGAGCATGAGTTACTTCAACTATTCCCTTATCTGAAGCAATGTGTTCTTGATCTTCTAGTTTTATAGGAAAAGTTAAGCCTGGTGCTTTTAATTCTCGTACTGATTTAGCTTTATCTTTTTGACTCCAAACTTTATCCCAATCAAAAGACTTCATAGGATATGGACATGAGATTATATCTTTATCTGCGTTTAACATTTTTTCTATTGTTTCAAAATCAAAATCAATATCCGAGTCGATAAATAATAAGTGTGTATATCCATCTATATGATTTAAAGTTTCAGCCACACAAAGGTTTCTTCCTTGTGTTACCAATGATGATTTCATTAAAGTAAAACTAACTAAAATATTATTATTAATACAAGCTTGTTGAAACTTTAACACGGCTTGACAATAATGCATAGAAACATCGCTATGCACAGGTGTGCATACCATTATCTTGTAAGGCGATTCTCCAAGATGTATTGTTTTTACATTACCTTTCTTTTCGTGGCTCGTAAACCATATCGGCTGATTTGGATCTTGCATCTATTACTCCTTTTAAAAATGTTGTCCATTGAATTGCAACTTTACCCCAATTATAATAAACGTTGGCGTAGGCTGATTGAGATTCTAAATGGTTATGTATTTGTTTTGCATGCATAGTTTTAGCTGCTTGTTCTATTGCAAAACCAAATTTTTGAGCCAACGCTCTGTTATTATCCTCATAAGGAATATACATTGGAAACTCTGCACCTGTTTCATACAAAGCACCAAAGTCTGTAGTTATACAATATAAACCGGCTGCCATGCATTCTAATAAAGATATGCAAAAAGTTTCTTCAAAAATACTAGGGTAAACATACATGTGATAATTTTTTAAATTTTCTTTTATGTATCTATTAGGCTTGTATCCTATGTAGTTTACATTAGGTAAAGCCTCTGCCTGCTCGTAAAGTTCTTTATAATATTTATCATTCTGATCGTAAAAGTCTTTTCCATAAACTTCGGTAGAAGAATAGACATCTAGAGTTATTAAAGGATTCTTAACTAATTGCATGGCACCTAGTAATACAGATAAGCCACGCCATGGTGTGTTTTGATGAATTATTTTTATCTGGTTTCCTTCTTGATAAGGTGTAGATTTTTCTATTTTATCTATACCATTTTTTATAACCACACATTTATTAGTAGGAATGTTAAAATGATTTCTATATTTTTCATAAGTCCAATGAGAATTAAACACATACCAATCATACTTACTGTGATTAGCTGGGTTCTTAAACCAAGGGAATAAGTTAGGTTGATCATAGGAATTTTTTTGCCAAAGAATATTTGGTTTGGTTGGATGTAATGGTATTTTTTCTGGAACCGAAGTGCATATCTGCACTTGATCTAACAAACTTTTATCTACGTGTTTTTCTAAATATTCAAATTGTAGTTCTGTTCCACCCTTAGGGTTTTGGTTTCTTATCTTCATTCATTACTTTCTGAAATACTTCTAAGCCTTTATTGGTAACTTGCACAGTAACATCTTCAACAATATCAGGTCCTTCCATTTTCTCGGAAGAAGTCTCACCTGTCTTTGTGTTTCTATAAGTAGTTATCGTCGTACAGTCTATCTTTATAGTATTATCCGTTTTCATTCTCTCTGTTTATTAAAGCATAATTTATGGCACCTTGTATTTTATTGCTGCCTGTTGCTGCTTGCACTGTTATAGCATCACCTGCTTCTAAATTCAAGCTTTGAGGTGTGGCATTTACTTGTGATTTAGCCGCTACCTCATCCCTAAAAAATTCATATTCAGTGCTCGAATCAGATGAATCAACTAAATTCATATTTACCAAAATGCCTGATGACGCATCATTGTTTGCACAATATATAGATTTAACTATAATTGTTCCATCTGTAGGGCAAGTAAGAACAGTTGTTTTACCAGTGCCTGATTGTTTAAAACCTTGATTTTTATAAAAGATACTCATGATAAAAAATAATTAAACGCATCTTGTTCGTTTTTTAAATCTTGTTGAAAAGAAAAATTAAGTTGTTGCTTCATGGTGGTTAAAGACTCTATAATCTGTCTTTGATTTTCTACTTCATACTCTGATTTAGGTTCAGGTATGTAATTAGTTATCTTGGCCATTATTTAAATCTTGCACTTCTTGGTGGTCCCGATAATTTACCAACCGCACCCATAGCTCTGTCTCTAGCAGCCGTTGATGCAGACGTGTCTCTCATACCCATGTTAGATCTAGGGCTTTCTGGTCTGCCTCTTTCTTCGTCTGTGTCTGGAGTAATTACAATAGAGCCTCCACCTCCAGTCCTTGTAGGTGTTATATCAGTGGGAAACTCTCCTGCACCTCCAAACTCTTGTCCAATTTGTGAGCCCTGATCTATTAATCTTTGTCTCGCTGCTGTAACTAAACCAGTAGGATTTCTTTGACCTTTTAATAGACTAGCCAAGTTTGTGTAAGCTCCTTGTATTTTACCAATCGGATAAGTTGCACCAAATTGTTTTGGCTCCATGATGTTAGATATTATCTTAAAAATTCCCGTTGGAGTATCTGTAAACATCGCGTCTACATTTTTACCTTCTTTTGTTTGATATAAACCTGATCTCATATTTCTATATGCTTTTATTTCAGTTGGAACAAAATCAAATTTGCCTGGAGCTAATTTAGTATAAACATTTCTGATTACAGTTTTTTCATCACTTAAATCTAAATCGCCAAAATCACCCCCTCCTCCACGAAATTCATCATTAGGTCCTCTCCCTGCTTGAAATAGTGTTTCTATGCCAGTAGGTTTTTCCGCTTCTGGTAGGAAAGGTAAAACAGGACCTATAGTTTTGGGAGGTGGTGGAAAGATACCACTTATGTCAGGTAAATCCTGATTTAAATATTCTTGTGCTAAATCAAATAAAGTGTTTGCCATTATCTTCTACCATCTGGTTGAGCATCTAGTCTAAGAGTCCCATATCTCCATGTTTCTCCCACAGATTCGTTTTCTATTCTAAGAGATACTAATCTTCCTCTTGCTCTGGTATCTACTTTATCAGTTGTTGATGTAACTGTAAAGGGTCCAAGTGGAGAACTAACTGGAGTGTCATCAGGAAAATCACTCACAAAAAGGGTTATTTTAGCGTTTCCTTCTTGATATTTAAAATCAGGTATGAATCTTTTAACAGACATAATAAACTCCCCGTCTCCTCTATAATCAACCACACCAGTTGATTGGCCTAAAGCACTTCTTCTAGAAGTTATGTCATAGTCCCCAGATCTAATAAATGCAGGTATGGCGGTTGTGGATGTACTATTTACTTGATCTGTGCCAGTTTCATGTTCGTAATATATAGAGGCTCCGTACTTATTTGTTATTCCTAAAATGTCTGGAAAAACAGGTGTGAGCGTATCTTCATAATCAGTGGCATAAGGTTTATCAAACACACCTTGATCTTGATATGTGGTTCTATCTAAAGTAGAGGTAGTCCAACAATTTTCTGCATAATTATATGTCACACACCTATCAATCTGATCAGAGCCATCCTTTGGATAAAACCAATTTACTTCTGTGTATAAATTATTTGATCCAGAAAATATAACATCACTAGAACCAAAATTTAATCCTAGGTTAGTTCCATCGGTTGTAAAAACAAAATCCTCTACAAGAGATGGTAAAGATTTAACTGTTCCGTCATATGCAAAAAACCCTCCTTGTGTTCCCATCCAAAACACGGCTCCGTTAACATAAGAGGCTGCATGTTGACCTATACATCCACAATTTGTACCCACTTGTCTAACTGAAAAAGTAAATGGTGGACCTACAAATTGTATTACATAGGCTGCTAAATCTGTTATTACAAAAACATAGTCTTTACCTTGAATGGCTGCTCTAATCTCATTACCTGTATCTAGTCTAAAAGTACCCGCTGTATTAGTGGCTGTGGGTGCATATGTATTAAGATCTTCTTGATTAGAAAATCTTACAAACATGGGATCTTGTGTGGTTGCATCACCAATCGTTGTCTCAGTTCCAAAGTGAAACAAATGCCTGTCTCTGTCTGAGACTAATGTAAATCTAGTGGCGGTTGGATTATTAGTGGTTTGAAAATTTGACGTAGATTGAGATGCTCTAATTGTTCTAGCATTAGATGCTCCCGCGTTCCATGTAAAAGTTTTTCCATTAAATATTGTAGCTACTAATACTTCACCAAAATTATCAAGACTCCAGTTTCCTGAATCTAAAACCACAGAACTTGATGCTCTAGCTGTTCCCCAAGTGGATGTGTTCCAAGTGGATGTGCTCCATCCATATCCGGTTGTTTGAGTGGTTGGTCCAACAATGATGTAGGGATTAACTGTTGCAGCTCCCGCAGCAGTCATTCCAGAACCTGTTTCTACACTAGCTGCTTGTATCGTAAATTTATCGATATCAGGCACCGTTAATATTTCATAAGTTTTTTGTAAATCTGCAGCTGTAAATGCACTAGCTCCAGTGACTGTCACACCAGATAAAGTAATGTACCTTCCTACAGCTAATCCATGAGATCCTTTGTTAATTGTAACAACGTTTGAATTATTTACGGTAGTGAGAGTACACCCTGTGATTGCTGTATCTAATGGACTGATATCGTAAAAATCATTTCCATAATATAAAAATAAACCTTGTGATGTTCCAATGGCTGCGTATTTTTCTCCTGAAAAACTGGTAAAGGCTACCTGAGCTCTACCTGCTCCTGGTAAAGTTTTATTACCTGCAGTTAATTGTAACCAACCGCCTATTTTTTCTGGTAACCCATATCTAAATCTAACAAAATCACCATCCGTCCACTGACCTTCAGCTCCCGATTCAGTGTCTTGTTTGTTAAATCCAGCCTTGAAATTCAATTTTTGTAGCATAATATACCTTATATAACACTTATATAAATTATGAAAGATGAAAAAAATCTGAAAAAAACAGTTAATATAGATAATTTTATAAGTATCTATGATAATTATATTCTTAAATCAGAGTGTGATAAAGCTATAAAATTATTTGAAGATCAAGATAAATTTAAAAATACTATAAACAGATTAAATTTTGAAAACGCTCCTATAGTTAAAAAACAAGACCAACAATTTTTTGCTACTTCAAGTAATTTAAATGTATGGTGGAAAGAATTAAAATCCTTAATTGTTAATTTTGATATGGCTTGGAAACATTATGAGAAAAATGTAGGAGCTTTGGAATCTTATGGACAAGATACGTTTCACTATACACAATTAAAAATTCAAAAAACTTTACCCAAGGAAGGATATCATGTCTGGCATTTGGAACATCAAAGAGGCTTTCAAAATGAAGCTAGAGCTTTTGTTTTTTCTATATATCTAAACGATGTTGAAGAAGGTGGTGAGACAGAATTTTTACATTTTTCAAAAAGAGTAAAACCTAAAACAGGTAGAATTGTTATTTGGCCCGCTGCTTTTCCTTATGTTCATAGAGGTAATCCACCACTATCTGGTAAAAAATATATTTTAACTTCTTGGATGATGTTAAGATAAAATGGATCATACAGAGTACATTGTTGAAATAAAAAAAGTAATAAAACCTAAATTTATAGAAAAAATAATTCCTTTTATAGATAAAAAAGCTGATAAAAATTTAACAGTTAAACAAGGTTTAAATACTAATATAAGAAACGTTATAGGACATACTTTAAAATCTGATAGAAATAAAACTGATACTTTTTATTTTAATTTAATAAAATTAGAAATTGAAAGACTTTACATGTTTTACAAAGTTAAATTTCCATTGGTAGATAATAAAAAAATAAATCAAATAGATATACTTAAATATCCACCTGGAGGAAAACACGATGTTCATACAGATGATTGGTGGGAATGGCCAAGACAAATTAGCGTTATTATGAATCTTAATGATAAATACGAAGGAGGAGATTTAATTTTTACAGATCAACAAAGAAAAAAAGAAATAAAAAGATTGAGATTAGAGGAAGGATCTATAGTATTTTTTCCAAGTAATTTTATGTATCCTCATGGCATAACACCAATTAAGAAAGGAGTACGCTATAGCATAGTAGCGTGGCTTCATTAAATTATGAAGAATAAGAACTAGGCCTTGCACCTAATCTAGCAACTTTGTCATCTGAAGTTTCACCCTCAACATTATCATTATCCCAATCGGACTGTAATTGAGTTAAATGAGCTGCGTCCCATCTGGTAGTAAAGTCCGAAAAATCACCTAAGTTTGCGTCTTCCCAAGTAGAATGAGGGGTTTCGTCTCTATATTCTACGGTGTCACTAGGATTTGCTGTTCCGTATTGAATAGCCCAAATATTTGAAAATTTACCTTGACTCCAAAAAGCATCATCATCAATCACGTAATCTCTAGAATTATCGTTTTGTTTAATAATTTTTTTATCTTCCATTACCACTGTCCATGTTGCGTTTGTTGCCATATTTTCTCCTACGTTTTAATAATGTAAATAAGTGTTAAATAAGGTTGTACAACTGAAGTGGCACTACCTGTAAAAGTCGCACTCATGTTGTGTTGGTGACCCGTGCCTGAACCAGCACCACCTGTGCTACTTGCGCCGCTTATCGTGGTTCCTCCACCACCAGGCTGGCCATTAGCTGCTGTTCCGGATATACCACCTGAGTGACTGTGAGAAGCTAGTTGAGCTGTAGATAAAGTTGCATTAGCTGTGGTACCACCGACTGTCCCTGAGGCTGCCACTGTATTTGCCCCACCAGTTGACGCTAAAGCTTTGGTTCCAGATTTACCCATTGCAACGTTATCTTGTAAATCAGGTAGATTAAAAGTAGAGGCGCCATCACCTGCTCCATAAGTTGTTGATACAATGGCAAATAATGCAGAGTATGTAGATCTTGAAACTGCTGCTCCATTACACTCTAAAAAACCTGTTGGCACTGATGAAGAAGACCACGGCACAATAGTTGCTGTTGGAATTCCTTCGATACCAGTGAGGTTTGCCCCAGAAAAATCGTACTTTGTTGCTTCGTAATTTGACATATTATTTCTCCGTGTAAGTCCATCCTGTTGTAGCGTCGCCTGAGAATACTAATCCAAAAGCTGCACCTTGTGTATTTACGGTAAGATCAGACGCTGCATTAGCTATATTAGATCCATTTCTACCAACAGTCAATGCGTTAGAATCAAAATCATAACCTTGATCTACAAAATGGACTTCATCCCCTGTAGCAGGGGAAGCTGGAAGCGTAATTGTTACTCCTCCACCATTTGTGTTTACTAAAAGTTTAGCACCTGCTTGGACTGTTTCTGCAGCAGATACTGCTCTCCACTTTCTATATTCATTTGCTTTAACTATGTTTGTTCCATCTGAATATAGAATATAACAATTTCCTTCACATAAAAGCACACCTGTTCCCGATGTAGTTTTAAAAGTTAAAGTATTTCCAGCGTGGTCTGTTGAATCTTGAACTACGTAAGTTTTTTCAATTGAGTTAGGTACAGTTATATTTAAATTTCCCGCTAAAGTGCCTGTTAGTTTTAATACGTTGTTTTTACCATTTGATAATGCACCGTTAGAGAAAGTTAAAGCTCTACTAGCGTTAGTTACGTTGAAGGTGCTATAGCCACCAATAGCTTGTTCTAAAATTAATAAGTTTGTATTTGTAATTTGTCCCCATGTTCCCGAGTTTTCACCGGTTGCTTGGACTGTGAGTTTTAGGTTAGCTGATGTTGAATTCGCCATATTTTATTCCTTATGTATTCATTTTATTAAAAATAAGAGTTTCTGTCAAACTCATTATGCAGCCACCTCTCGCCATCCTGGAGGATCTATAGGCGCTGAACCTGTATCTATCTCGTTCCAGATTAAAGCATTACCATTTCCTTGGTTCATAGTCAACCCTAAACCAGTTACTGAAATATCTACGTGAATAACAGGTGTTACACTAGCTAATTGAGCATTCATAGATATACCTGTTACATCTACTTCTTGGCTTGGAACAGCTGTAACACTAGATAAAGCAGCAGTCATTGGAATGCCTGTAGGAATATCAATGTAATCAACAATGCTTACTGCATTTCCTAAAGATGCAATCATTGCCTCTCCAGTAATATTAGCATCAGGGGCGGGATCTACATTACCAAGAGTTGCTTGTGCTACATTTAAAGTGTTGAGAAAGAAATCAGCATTTCCTGTGACAGATTCGGGTGCACTTACCGCTGCTGCCATAGCTATTCCGGTCACATCGACATTTGCAAATTGACCTTCTACTCCCCACGCATTTACATTCCAACCTTGTCTACCCCAACCAGTTTGATTAAATGCCTCTATGGTTCCAAGGCCCATAGACATTGCAATACCTGTAGCCATTGCATCAGGGCTAGCATCTGCTGTTCCCAAAGCTCCAGTGATTGGAAAACCTGTTGGAAATACTTTTGTTTGAATATCTATATTTGTGTTTGTTCCCAGATTAGCGGTCATTAACTGACCGTTGTTTGTGGATGGAGTTGCAACTACATCGATGTGAATTGCTGGATTACCTAAAGCTCCTGTTAAAGCAATACCTGTGGGGAGAACGTTTCCAGCAATGTTCCAAGCAAAATCACCCCAATTGGCTCTACCCCAACCTGCATTAATCTCACCAACAGTTGACTCGTCTCCTAAACTTGCAGTTAGAGCGATACCCGTAACCTGTGGCGACGGATTAGCTGAATCGTTCCATTGGTTCTGGCCCCAAAAGCCGGTATTCCAAGTCCCTGATGCCATAGGAGTTTACCTCCTAATTAACCAGAGATTCTTAAAATCGCTGCTGTTGAAGTTTGAGCTGGAAACTGAATTGTGAAAACTCCAGACGTAGCTGTTTTATCTCCTCCAAAATCTAAAACTGCCACCGCTGAATTTGAAAACGATGTGTTGTAGATTAATGCTCCTCTAGCAGTAATAGTGACCCCAGTAAAAGATCTATCTGCAAAGTCCACTCTTGCTACACCAGCTGTAATTGAAGTTGCTAGGTTAACTAACTTTCCACCACCAGAAGTATATTGTCCAGAGTTTGGAACTTCCTGACCAGTTGTGAAAGAAGTTGTAGCTGAGTTTAGAGTCGCTGAAGAAGTATAAAGAGCTATTTTAAAAATATCACCAGAAGGTGCCGCTGTAAAATCTTGGTCACCATCTAATAATTGTTTTTTAAATGAGTTTGCAATTGCTTGTGTTATAGCCATTTGTTTTTTCTCCTATTTACCTATACGAGGAACACCACTTTGATATTCATCTCGTCTTCTTCTTCCCATTTGTTCTATTGAGAAGCCTTCTACCACTTGTTTATACTTTCCTTCGTATAATTGCAAGAGATCATTTGGCCCTTTTAAAAAACCATATGCCTCTACTAGACACGCATATAAAAGTCCGTTGGGAAATTGCAGGCTTAAATATGTAGTAGGAACTGTACTAGATAATCCATCTGGTTTCAAGATATAATTTAATTGTATTGTGTAGGTCTGGTCAGGTGTAGGAGCCACAACTATCGTGTTTTCATCCCAGTTGCTGTAATATTTAGGGGTTCCTTGAACTCCTAAATTGTTAAATTCTGACATAAAACTGGTATCTCTATATTGTAAAAAATCTCTGTCATTAGCCACCCCAACCCCTGCAGAATCTACAATCTGAGCTGATCTAATAACCAATAAATCTTGTGGTGTATCAATAAATCTTGTCCCTGCTATTAAGTTAGCAGACACGTATCTTCTATTATTATCAGAGTCTACATCTCTTAAGATTCTAAACTCTGCATTTTCAATAAATCCGTTTACGATAGTATCAGTTAAAACCGTGCTTGTGACCTCCGTGTAGTCTCTGATTTTTTGTACTAATTCTGTGTATGTCATGATATACTTACCGTTACATCTCCTAAAGTTAAACTTGCTTCTCTTCTTCTATTTATATCAGATGGATTTTCTGGCACCATAGAATTATTACTTTGATCCTGAAAAGAAAAAGATCCAGGTAAACTTAAATCGGCAATAATTCCTCCACCACCTCCAGTGTTTAAATCAAAACGTTGTGGTCTCGCTTGTTCTAATCCTTGAGGATCCGCAACAAAAGGTTTTGGCTCCAGTTGTGGTTGTTTACGTTCATATTCTGTAATATGAACAAACGCGCCATTCCATTCTGTAACCATTTCTCTCCACGGAAATGCTTGACCACTTCTATCTGAAATTGCTAATGCGTATTTTCCTTTTGCAAATTTTGCCATTATAAATCCTTTGGTTTTGATTCTAATGCTTTATCCACACTGCTACTTTTTTCTGCTAATTTAGCAAAATCTTCTAGTGTCATGTTTGCTTCATCTGCATTTGCAGGTGTTGATTTTAATACCATTGCTGCTGTTGCAACAGGTAAACTAGCTAACATATTTAAACCTTGCATCGCTAAAGGAGTTAGACTTCCGGCTCTAGCTAAAAAAGTTTGAAATAAATTTGTTTTTGCTTTACCAAGTGAAGCATCATCTAAAAGCACCTCTAAAGTATTTCCACCAAGTTCTTTATATTTTGATACTGGTATTTTTAAAGATTTTACTGTTCCACCTAAATCTTTAATAAGTTTTCCTTGAGACATAGAGCCTCCTTGAGCTATATGTCTAGCAAAATCTTTTTTTGGTGTAAAATATCTTCCTCTATTTTCTTTAAAATCTAATCCAGATCTTGAAGGAGCTTCTCCTCTAAATAATTCAATTAATTCCTCTATACCTGCCATTATATCTCCGGATAATAAGTTTTAGGTGAAATATAAACACTAGCAGGTGAACCATCTTCTGCTAACGCTCTTTGTATTTCATCCTCATAAATTAATTTCATCTCTTGTATTCTTTGTGGTGCTTTTTTCATAGCCATATAATATGCTAAACCTGCACACATACATGGTACAAACCTGTTAACAACATCAGCTTCGTTTGTGTACTTACCTGCATCTTGAATTCTTTTAACATAATAGAAATATAAATATTCACCAGCTTGTGTACTACCTGGTGTTAAATATAAAGTTACTGTAACTTTATCTATAAACCTTTGAACAAAATACTGTGATGGTTGGCCAGTAGAACTTTTATTTGAGAAAGCTTGGTATTGAGATCTATTAATTTTTGAAAGTGGTGTGTCTACGTCACTTGAATTTCTATAACTGGCTTCTAAAATATCTGAAACCATATCCACAAAATTAGTTACAGCATCACCAGAAGCATGAGATGCAGCGGTTGTGCCATCAGCTCCTCGATCAGAGGCTGAACATAAAATATTATTACCCGAAATTGAAGTATAAGTTATTACTTCAGAATTAATTCTTATCTTACCAGTGGCATTCATATTTTTAGTGGATGCTACTGGAATTGTAGTGGCTGAATCTGTAATCCCTGATGATAGAGTTGTGGTTATACCGTTTGCATTTCCATCAGATGGAGATCTAAATATTGTATATTCATTTTGGTTTTCTACCAAACTGATAGCAGTTCTTGCTACCTCCCAAAAATGCAAACCTCTGTTATCCCATTCTTGAAACATTATATTTAAAGAACGTCTTGCAGATCTTAAATCATTCCCTGAATAATCAAAAAATCCTAATCTTTCAAAAGCTTCAGTAATAATATCATCTATCGAGAGAAATTTCTCGAATGTACTTGTGCCTGAAAAAGCCACTTTGCCTCCTAGTTATAAAATACAGAGCAAACTGTTACGTGTTCAGTAGTAAAAGCAACTGTCAAATTTGTTTCAAACAAAATAGGTCCAGGGAAATTAATTACAATTGGACTACCTGCAGATGCAGTTCCGCTTGTTTTATATTTAAATTTTACTGTCCCTGCAGCTCCACCATCTTTCAAGTGAAAATCCCCTGAAGAAGCAGTTGTGTTTAACACAACTCCTAAAGCTCTTGTTCTTCCAGTTTTTACAACTTTGTTTTCAGTAGTCACATTTGCGTTAGAAATGTCACCAGTGCTTCCAAATGTTTGCATACTCTTCTCCTTAATTTTTAGGGGACTCTTCTAAACAAGTCGAGTCCCCGTTAATTATTTATTAGATATTACCAATAAGTTCAGAAGCATTTCTGTTCTGAGTGCATGTAATGTAATCTAATTTTGTTACTCTCTGTCCAGACGCAGAAGCTGATACTGAAGCTGCAAACATTTGCATGTCATCAGTATTAATGTTTGATGTAACAGTAGCTGCTAGCTCTCTGTTTACAAAAAACTCAACTTTTCCAGCTTTATCTACTCTGAACCCTACAGTGTCATAAGAACTATCAGTGATAGTGTATGCAGTGTGTTGAACTTGATTTGTTCCATCCGCATTTTTAGTTACAAATCTGTAAAACTGTTCACCGTTGTTAGACTCAATAGAGATTCTGTTAGCAGATCTCCACCCTGAAGTTCCAGTAAAAGTTTCAACTAATCCAGTACCATAGTCAGTGGCATTAGCGTCATTGTTTTGAATTCTCGCTTCGTACCAAATAACTGTGCCTGGGTTAGTGATTGCGTTAGAACTGTCTCTAGTTTCTGCAACAGCTTGAAAAGTGTTAGCAGTTTTTACTAAAGCTATACCGTTGTTGTCTGTAGTATTAGCAGATGTTAAAGTTACTGCTCCGCCTACTTCATTAGATATACCAGCTGATGCGCCACCGTCTGCAATAGATGTTGACCATTCTGCTGAAGGTAAAGTGTTATAAATAAAATCATCTTTATAACATATGTAGTTAGGATTATTATCTACTGGTAAATCCTTAAACCATTTAGTGTTATTAGCTAATCCAGCAAACATTATTGGATTTCTAAAGTGTGTTCCTGCCATGATTGTATCCTCCTAGTTAAGATATATAGTCTCTAGGCCGTCGACTATACTCGTCTATATATCATTATTAATTGTATAGTAATTAATTTATATACTAGTTTTAGATAGAGTGCAAGAGAGCCTGTAGTGCGGATAAGAATTTTCCAACGATGTAGCTTTTTGTTTAAGTTGCTACAGAAACTTGTGGAGCTACTTCCTCAATTTTATTTTGCAGATGTTCTTTTTTAGCCTCTGCCATTTTAATATCGGTAAGAACGTTCTTAACTTCTCTATCGATCTTTACCATATTAAGGGTATATCTACCCTCCTTGAGATGTTCCTGCTCCCACTGAAGATCTAGACCTCTTTTCTTCTTGTAAAGGTCTTGTAGATGTTGCATCATCTCCTCCATTTATAACCTCCTCATAGGTTATTCTTTTAATCTTGGGATTCATCATTTCTCCAAGATATTCCCATTTTATATCTTTTTTTCCTAGTTTGTCAACTATGGCGTTTTCGATATCTAGGGGACCGTCTAAGGAAGTTATAACAAAATCAGCATAATATTTATATGCATAAATTTGTACTCTGAATTGTTTAGGGTGCATTTTTTCTTTCTATTCTTAAAATAAGGCGGGATTGTGTCCCGCCTTAAATTTTTAAGTATTACGCACCTTCAACGCCAAAGATACCTCTGTAGTCAGAGACACCAAATCTGTATCTCTCTCTAGCTTTGTATCTAACGTTTCCAGTATCGAAATCACCTTCCATCGCTGTTCTGATAGGTGTTCTCTCGAAATACTTCATACCGTTTGGTACATCAGTGATTAGATAGAACGCATCTGGATCAGTTAAGAAATTGTTCACTCTGTATCCTTGAGGAACCATTCCCATAGAAACGATTGCGTTGATATCATTGTCAGCTGTTGAAGTTCTACCTTGAGATTTCATTAATCTCTCAGCATTAAACTGATTCTCCGAAGGAACAATCATTTTAACTCCTCTTGCTGCAATTTTCAAACCTCTTTCATCTGTCAATTTAGCAATGTCAATAAGAGATTGCTCTAATGAAGTTTCATTAAGGTCCGCCTGTGTAGTCAACGTATTTGAAACAGTTCCCGCTATTGTTGGGTGGTTTGTTGCAAACAATGCAGAACCATCACCTGATGTGAAAGTTCCAATTGAAGGTAAACCATTTAATAATGGGTCAACTGCTTTTATTTGTTTAGTATTTGCCATGGATCTAGCTAATGCTTTTGTATATCTAGACGCAAGTCTGTCATACAAGTTATCCTCGATCGCTTCTTCAGTGATCGCGAATGCTAGTGCAATAGTTTCCATAGTGTATCTAGCTGTGTAAGTTTCTTGAGCATTGTCAAAAACTACGCCAGAACCTTCTGGTTTAACTGATGCATTTGCAAAACCAGATAACATAACTTCTTCTTCGAACGCTCTGTCTGAAGTTTCTGTTACATATATCTCAGCATGCTGATTCTCATAACGTTTATATTCCAAGCCGAACAGTGCGTTCAAACCTGGCTCTAGTTCTTTAACTAGTTGTCCTCTTGATATAGCCATAATTTAATCTCCTATTCCGCTATTATATGCCGTTATTTTTAGCATTGTATAAGTGCTCGTTGATCATAACAACAAAGTTAACGTGACCACTTGCGTGAGTTAAGTTGCTGTTATCAATATCATTCGATACACCTGTTATTTTTAGTTGAGCCGTACCAGTAGTCGTACCACCTGCGATATCTATTTCAGATTTTGAAACAAAGTTCGCAGAGTCTCCAGCTGTCACTTCCATATTACAGTTTTGGAATATGTCTGACTGCGTGTGTGCAGTAGTTTTGTTAGACTGGATCTCGAATCTTTCGTACGGATCATCTGCTACGAACGCCGAAATATCAGCCGCATTTACTTGCGAGTAATGGTTTGCGAACGTAGGCTTACTTGTTGTTGGGTCAGTATAAAAGACACCATTGAGTGAACCTAACAAGAAAGCTTCAGAAGCTGCAGCTTGGTGAATTGTACCTGCTGCTGTCGCTGAAACCGCGTCTTGAAAGAAGATCGTAGTACTATCATTTGCTGTGATAGAATACTCACTTAAACCCTGGTTGTCTCTATTCTGTCCGATCTTACCAATTGGTCTTAGACCAAAGGCACTATCTTTATTTGCTCTAGCCATAGAGTCCTCCTATTATGATGCCGAAGCATCGGGTTAATTGTTCTTCGATGGTTTATGAATTCCTAATTAGGATTTCTTTGAGCCACCAAAAGTAACACGCGATTGCCTGTCGATATCGATAGGCATGCTTGGGTGCTCTTCCTTCATAAGATCGTTATCCATTGCTTCAACTTTTTCTTTATGCTGATTAGCATAATAGTCTTGTCGTTGTTGCGCGATCTCTTCTGGTACCCTAGCGAGCACTAGGCCGCCAACACCGATCACTCCCTTGTATTTGCCGTCCTCTACCATTGGGTAATCTGAATCTGGATATTCGTCAGATCTAACTAATTCATATCCTGATCTTATTCTTCCAGAAATATTTTTCGTATCCTGAAAACCAATGCTCTCGGCTCTTATCCATCTGTGCCTAAAACCTGTAGGCGCAGGGGGTGCATCTAATGCTGATGGTGGAGTCCAAACTTTTTTTCGAGTTTCCTTTTCTCGAGTCTGGCTCGCACGGGAAGTTTTTTTATCTGTACTCATATGCTTATACCTCCTTCGTGATATTTAATTGTTTCGCATATTCTTCAAGTGGCACACCTAATTTGTTAGCGATTGCTACCTGTGATGGTGTGAGCCTCACAGTTTTGCGACCAGTTTTGGTACTTCGCTTCGCTGAAGG